CACCTGCCAGAGATGAAATCACCTTTGTGGCATTTTGTTGTCCAACTCTGACTTTGATATCTGCCATCTAAGTTAGCATATTCAGATCTAGAAAGTATTTATATTTACTATGTTGTTATCTTTGATGCAAGATCATTTAACATCAATTTAAGAGTCTCAAGTTCCTCTTTCATAGCATCCATTTCTGCCTGTTTGTCAGTATTTCTACGTTTATCAGACATATAGTTAGAATAACCAGCGTTATCCATATTAATTATGGCACCAGTTTTCTCATCACGAAATAAATTTTTATGTCCTTCTACTGGTATCATGCTAATGCGATTGCTCTAAAGTCTTTTAATCTAACAGGATATGACTCATTAGTAGAAATCATAACAATCTTAATTGTAAATCCACTAAACTGCTCTAAATTATCAACTGAGAATTGATATTCAGCAAATTTATCAAAATTTGTTGGAGATACATAAGCATCTGCTCTACCATCATTCCTACTCAAATCAATGATATCATCACCAAATCCATCACCATCAATATCAACTAAATTTTTGTAACCTGCAAATGCTCGATATGTTTGAGAGACTTCACTTGAATCTGGACTGAATAATCTGTAATATACTCTGAAGTCTGCTTCAGGTTGTACACTAGCACCTACTAAAACTTTTAATGAGGTTGCAGGTTGTTTTAAATTAACTTTTCTCGAAATAAACACAGATCCATGTGGATCATCTTCAATTTGATTTGTTCTATTATCTGAATCATAATTGTCAAATCCTACAGGATTATTAATTTTATTTCTTCCTAGAATAAATGTAGCATTTTTAATATCCAGAACAGGAGATAAATTTGGATCAGAAGAACTCATATTTACATCCATTGTTAAAGATTTTTGCTTTGGAAGATTAGCAAGTTTATTAGTTTCATTAATCTTAGATGCAACTAATCTTGGTGTTGGAAAGAATGATGCGTTATTTAGTGCAATGGGTTCATATCCTTGATCAATGAATGAAACTTCTGTCCCATCTGCACTTGTTCCACTTACTGATCTCAGTGTTGAATTAACACGAGTAGTGCTACCAGGTGTAATTACATTAAATTGTGGTGTAATTGAACTATATTGATGATTTTGGGATATCTTGACATCTAATCCACCAATACCCTTTTCATTTGTAAAACACAATTGTTGTTCATTTGTCCTTGTGGAAATACCTGTTACATTAACATCTAGGTAATAATTATCAATGTTTGTTGCATTTACTAAAGTAGTATTTGTTGGAACAGTATGTGTGGTATTAATACCAACTAAAGGCATTCCTCCAACTTCATATGTTTGAATTAGAGAACCCTCTGCATGTGTTGTTGCGTTTGAATTAAATTTACCTCTTGTAAGAGTTAATTGACCTATTCCAACTGTATAGGAAACAATCTCTTCACCTATTAATGCTTCACCAGTGCTAACAGATATGCCACCATATGAGGCAAATGGTGATGTATTTGCAACTGATACAGTTGTTCCTTCAGCAGTTAATTCAGATGTAGTTGCGACAAGTGTTGTATCTGGTTTAACATTTTTGATTTCAACTTTGTTTGTAGCACCGTGATGTGCATGATTATACTGTGTTACTTCAAATACGCTACCAGTAAATAAATCACTTGTTAGGAATGATGAGCTTTGTTGAGGTGAATTTACAGTTACAGATGATAACGTCCTTGTATTATTGTTTGCACCATAGTGAACAAGTTTATGACCACTTGTAAATTTATCACCCTGAACATCAGTTAAGAATAAAGTGTCAGCAGAAGCATTAATTGCAGTTACAACTACTTTAAATCCAGCACCTCTTGTAATTTGTACATTTGTATTATCAATAGTTAAAACCTCACCTATTTGATATCCTGATCCAGTGGTTAAGTTAGATATTGAATTAATTGCACCAGTTGTAGCATCTATAGAAATAGAACACTGTGCACCTGTACCACTACCAGTTAGTGAAACAAGTGGAACATTATTGGTACCTGTAGCTGCATATCCAGCACCATTAGAAACTATATCAAATGAAGTATTAGTATTGATTGCAGCACCTCTACCTTCAACAATACCTGTTACGAATAAATCTTCATTTCCTGCTGCAGAATTAGATCCATTATCAGTACTTACCTTTCTTCCAAGAGGGAAATCACCAGATGAAGCACCAGAACATTTTACAGTTAATTTTCTTGGTAATACTCGTATTGGATTATCAGGTAATATTTGTGTATTAAGATTTCCTGCTTCAATTGGAGTATTATAGAATGTAGCAGTTCCTGAATTGACGAATGATGCTTTACGTAATTTAAATGCTAAATCCTGATATTGACTAGCAGTCCAAATTGTACCATTTTGAGATTTAAATAAACTACCACCAATATATTGTTTAGATACAACTACGTTTTCAACATCAGGTAGATTTGTTGTACCAACAGTTTTTTGACCCATTGTGGCAACCCACATCTCATACTTATCAGAAGATGGTGCTAAGAATACTAAAGCATATTCTTTTTCAGGTTCAAGATAAATTGGTGATGGGAAATTTAAAGTAGTTGCAACTGAAGCATCATCAGATACATTAATATTATTTGGATTTACTGCAATTTGAGCATAATCCTGAACAAGATAATTCGTTGGAGTTCCTAATTCAACATATCTTAACTCAACAAATAATTTTGCTTTTTCATCTTTAGATTTAAAGAATACATCAAATGATGTTAAGAATGCACCTGTTTCATCAACTGTAAATGATTGTGCTAATGGATCTCTATGAGGAGCTTTGAATTTTGCACCTAAACCCTCTTTCCATATTAGATTTGTTCTTGTGATTATTTCACTTGGACGTGTTCCAGATGGTGCGGGTGGGTTTCTTACTTGCACATTACTCTGTATTTGAGTTTGTATAGTGCCTGTTCCTGTAAATGTGCCAGATGCATCACTAGAATGATCAGTGCTACCAGGAACGGGTATAGTGCCCTCTGGGGCAGATGTTATTCTAAATGTTTTTGTACCAGTAGCAAATAAAGTTGGTGGTTTTGGAGTTTTAGTTGCATCTCTAAAAAAGAATGTTCCAAGTAAGTCTCCCCAATTATCACTGAATAAATCTATACTACTTACAGTTGCAACTGCACCACTACTCTTACCTATAATTTTTGCACCCTTATTAATATAACCAAAATATTTTTCTTGATTTGCAAGTGATATTGTATCAATGTTAAGTAACTTAGATGTTGCTGAATAAGTATTTGATGGTGCTGGTCTTGAAGTATCAAAAGGATCGACTGTATACTTCTCTACTAGAACTGATGGAGATCCTAATCCTGCTCCAACATCAGGTCTTGATGTATCTCCAAATTTATGATTTGGTTGTTGTATCCTAGCAAATCCAATTTCTGTTCCATCTATTTCGATGCTTATATCTTCAAACACAGTAAATGTTCCAGAAGTCATTGTAATTTCAACTAACTTAGGAACTATATCAGGAACTCCATTGTCAAGATAATGATGATGTTTTGTATTAGGTTTCAATCCATTTGCACTGAAGAAAACATTTCGTGAACGCATATAAGGATCTGCTTCACTTGTTAATTTAATACTTTCAACATAATCAAATTCATGACTAGGACCTTGTAAAACATTTGAAAATGTTCTTCTAAATTGTTGTTTTTGTGAAAATACATTTTGTACAATTCTTATTCTTCTTCTGTAAGAATTGTAGTCTGGATCTCGAATAGATCTATTTGTATCAACATCTTTACCTGTATCCGTTTCAATTATGGGTCCAATTGCCTCATCATTAGCAACCTCTGCCCATGTAGCACCTGTAGATTCAATTCTTTCATTATTTGAATAGAGTGTTCTAACCCAATTATCAGATGGTGGATCTAAAATAATACCACCCATAAAGACGATAACATTGAATGGGTTTACATTTTCTGCTTCAGTAGCTTGTGGTTGTGTTAACCAATCAATCTCAGTATAATCTAATGTTATTAAATCACCAGTTTTCTTACAGTTTGTATCTAAAAGTTGTAGATTAGAGTTAAGATCAGCAGAATCAATATCGATAGATGGATTTACAGCTAACTCTGGATTAATTGACCAGAAATCAGTTGCACTGATTAATTCCTTATTTACAACATCAACATCACATCTTGATCCTGTCTCTGGTGTAAAGTCAATAAAGTTTCTATCTGAGAAATTATCGACAACAAATCCAGTTTTAAATCGATTAAGACCGTCAGCATCTCTTACTTGAAGTGATTGTGCATTTACTTCTAATGCACTCAAAGTTGTTGTTAATTCTAAATTTTCAATTCTTTTTTCAAGAGCACCAATATCTCTCATTGTAAATCTCTTATTTTCAAACATTTTAATATTTGGAGATTTAACAGTGTTGAAAAGATAAGGTGGTAGAGATATCTCAGCAACCTCCATTGAATTTCCTTCTTCAGTTGGAGGTACTGGTTCTTCTGCAGGTTCACCTTTTATTAATTTTACTTCTTGATATTGATTGATCACAAGTTTATCAATTCTAGGTAGATAGTAACTATATCCTAATATTGAACTTTCATTTGGAGTAACTACATATGGATTTGTTGATTCAAATTCTCTTGCTCCAAATGAGAAAGGAGAAACATTCTCATTACTTACAGTAAAAGTTTTTACTCTAGGTCTTAAATCAATTACATCTGTTGCCCTATTTCCGTCTATCAAAGGAATATCCTTTGAATATCTTTCTTTTGTATATGAATTTACTGAATAGAAATCACCACTGTTTCCGCTTGCAACTTGATATTGATCAAAAATAACTAATAATTTTTTAGATGGAACACCTACTTTTGCTTTTCTTATAATTTTAGAATAATCACAATATTGTGCTTTATGACCTTTATCTAAAACAAAATTGTTTGTACGATCAACAAAATTACCTGCTATTGTTCCTTGTAATATGTGCTCACCACCCGATTCCTTAAATTCAACAACCTCCCCAATTACAAATTTATTTCCATTTAGATAAACAAATCTAATTTCAGTTGCACTTGGTCGTGCTACAATTTGTCCTACTGCTCTACTATCTTTACCAACTATTTTCTCTCCAAGAATAGCATTTGTGTTTAGTGACAAACCAGATACAAATGTCAAAGCATCTAATGTTGGAGCACTTGTTGTTTTTGACTCATAAACCGCAACGACTTTTGATACATCTGGTACATTAAGTGAAATCTCTCTATCTTCAACTCTCAATCCATATGCATTACTTGGTACTAGTAAACTTGTTAAAGTCGATATACCAACTGTTCGTGTTACTTCAAGTTGCTGACTTCTTGTATAATCTTTTGATTTACTGGAAGCACCAACTTTTTTCATAGAGACATTCACTGTCACTTGAGTTGCTGAAGACTGAGATAAACCGTTAAATGTAACATCATTGTTTGCATTATCAACAGATACTTGATCTGCAGTTAGAGTTTCAATTAAACCATTTTGATAATGAATAGAATATTTTTCGGCATCAAATGGTTCAAAGAAAGCACTTGAAATACCTGAACCTGCATCCAACCCTAGTTGGGAGTTAATTGTTAAAGATCCACTTGCTGAAACTGTTTGACCACTAATTTGTCTACTAATAATTAAATTAGAGTTTGCAGTGTCAACACTAGAAATAATTTTTCTTGGTAATTTTGAATATATGCCAGAATTTTCTAAATTTAATATTCTAGGCACTTTAATTCTAAATGATGATGAAGTTGCAGATATAGTTCCTGTGCTTACACCTACAACATTTGTTGTTGCTGATAGAGTTAATATTTTTCCATCATTAGAAATATTAGAAATTTCATTAAATGTAGGGTCTTGATAATTACCTTTATTATATGCAATAATCGTATTTGTATTAATACCAACTCCAGCAAAACTTCTATTTGCAACACTTGCTGCACTTCCAACTATGTTTAATTCATCTGATATTGAAAAATTTGGTAAAACTCGATCATATAATATAGTGTCAGCATTAAAGGTTGATATACCTGCACTAAAATTACTTTGATAAATTGATTTGATATCATCGACTGTGAATGCTAATATTTCTTTAATAGATATTTTTCCAACTATATCTCTCTCATTTATTTTAATTTGCTCACCCTTTATGAATGTACCTGTTGTTTGAGATAATACTATTTCGTCTATTCCTGTTGCACCAGCATTTTTAGCAGCATAACCTATCGCTCCACTTGCTAAACCTCTTATCTTTGTACCTTTTAATACATCAGAATCTACGAAAGCACTACATTTTAAAATAGTAAATGTTTGAACGTCGTATAGATTTAAATCCCAAGGTGTTGTTGCACCTGCATATGAAGCATCAGAAAGTCCAAAAGAGTACACTCTTGCTTCTCCAACTTGTAGTCCTTGTGCCAATGTCTTGTTAGTACCAACTCTTTGATTTCTTAACTGAACAACATTAGTATTATTTCCACCAAGACTGATTGTAGGTGCACCATTAACATTATTTACTTTTACCAAACTACCCATACTGAATGGGATAGATGCATTTTTAACTGTTTTAGTAGTTCTTGGTTTTTCTACATCAATTACAGTGGTTCCTGGTAATGATACATCAAAACCTCTTACATACGCTTTACCTGGTGACAATTTAACACACATTAAATCATCGATAGGAGTATTTCCTTCATCTGTTACTTGATTTTCAGCATATAACCCACCAGATCCAGTTTCATCATTTAATGAGTCTTGAGTTGTTACACGGAAAGGTTCAACTGAATAATTACCTGACTCATCAAATGTTCTCTTTGCAAAATATTTTTTTAACTCAGAATATACTGTAGAATCTTGTAATTTTTTAGTTTGACCCTGATTTGTTCTGAATAATTCAACAAAATTAGTATCTTGAAAATCTTGTAAATCCTTTTTAGCAAGTTTTACTGTAACTTTAAATCTATCAGCACCAGGTGCTGCAAAGTTTGTAAATCCTTTTGCATTATCATACAATGAAGAGTCATCGTTTGCATTTATAATCTCTTCTAAAATTTCAAAACCAACTCTATAAGATGGTTCATTAGAGTAGGGATCTAAAATAATTTGAGAGGTTGGTACGTCTACGAATGCACCACGTAAGAAATATACACCTTTGTTAACACCAAATGCAGATCCTGTAGCAGTTGCATTCTCAGACACTAAAGTTAAAACTGTTTCCTCAGTGTTTAATGTTGTATTACCATAAGTTACATTTTCCTCAAGTATTAATATTTCACCGTCAGGAAATGCAGCACTTTCACCATCAGTTCCAGATTGATTATATTTTATAAAAATTGTTATATCATCGACACCTTCTTCTGGAGGTAAAATAAAGTTTTTAATTGTTGCAACTATACCAGAACTTTGTCCTCTTACTCTTGTGCCTTTTCCATCATTATTTGCAATAATATTACTTAAGTAAACGGAAATATCAATACCTAAGTGTGTTCCGTTAACCTTTGCAGAAAAATAAGTTGGATCATATTCAATACCACCAGGTATGACCATTGATCCTTCTTTGAATATATGTTTTCCAAATGACTCAACCTGATTTTGCAATAAAGACTGTAAACCAGTTAATTCCCTTGCCTGTACGGGATATCCAGGTTTAAATAGAACCTTATAAAAGTTCTTATCCTTATTAAAATCATCATAATAAGGTGATATATTTAAGTTAGTCTTCTGTGGCATCGGTTAAAATTCTAGTATGATTTTTATGTCTTCTTTTTGACGAGGATTTCGATTGATTATTGGTCTATTATCTAGATAGATTATTTCACCAGACCCTTTATTTATCTCACTATCAGATAACCCTTGAGCAAACGTTGTCCCCAAGTTAATTACCTTGGTTCCATTTGGGTTTACTGTGGCATCTGAAAAAGTAATATCAACTGCTCCAGAGAATGAAGTTGCTGTTCCAACTATATTATTTGAAGTGCTTGCATTTTCAAATTCATATACTCTACCCGATGTAGAAATTCCTGAATAGTCAGTATGATCGTAAAAAGTTCTGCTAAAATTTAAAGATCTATCTCTGAAATATTTTAAAACTTTAGTTTCAAGATCATATGATGCTACAAAACCTGTTGCAACTTTTCCATTAAGTGGAGAAACAGACAGAGTTTGTCTAATTTCTTCACCTATTTTAGGTGAAGATCCAGCTACAGTACTAAATTTAACTGCTTGTAAGGATGAATAAGTATTATCTGTATAGGTTAATGCTGTACCTACTTTCGTTGGGTTTTTTACAATACCTACTTGTGCAAATTTAGTGTCAATTGGAAAATCTTTTGTAGAATCATCAAATCTAGCATATACTATCACTCTATCAGTCCCTAATTCAGTATATACATCATTTCCGTGTCCCAACTTTGGTGGTATTATAGGAATAAGTTTTGCTTTTTTATCTGCACCAACATTACTATTGAGTGTTCCTAAATCAACTAAAGCATAACTGTAATTTTTTCCACCTGCACTCACACTTACATCTGTGATTGTACCGTTTACCACATCAACTCTCGCCTTACCACCTGAACCATCACCAATAATATCAACTTCTTGACCTAACCCGTCTGCATAATCATTACCACCATCTTCAATATAGATGTGTTTGATTTGATTTTCATTTACCGTAGAATCTCCATTTTCACGTACTGCTCTTATTTGAGCATCAGTGCTGGAAGACCAATCATTAGGGACAGTGATGAACTCAGTTGAGTCAAATTTAATAATATCACTAGGCGAAACAGTGAAAAGATACTTCCAAACATATCCATCACCGCTGTTTCCTGCTTTTGATGGTTCCAAATCTGTGAATGTTGGTTCATCTTGTGAGACGTTCCCAAGTAGGTTAGTTCCGCTTGATCCATTATCAATACAAACGTAAACTTTAAAGTCGGAATTAAGTACGTAGTAGTTCGCATCATACAATCTATTTGCTTTAGTTAGAGGACTTTGATTTGTAGCACTATAATCATCTCTGTATATTTCATATCTATTTCCAGATATCCAATCAACTCTTCTTATAATTCTTCGTATATTTGCTGATGATACCTTTTTACCAAACATCATAGTATCTCCAGAGTGTGCTCTATATGAAAAACTATCTGTTGGTGCAGGAGTATTTGAGTTCCAATTTCCTGATCTTCCATAACCTACTACAGTATCTGCTCCTTGAGGATTTGCTAGTCCTACAAAAACATAGTATGAATTATTTGTATTTTCTACTGATTCAACAAAGTTATTTGCGTTCAGAATTCTAAATTGGTCAGTAACTATTGCCGACATCTTAAAATTTTGCTTTTCTTTTTATTTATAGTGGTTATTTAATCAAAGTCCAAATACTCTGATCGCACCAGTGGATCTGAGACCCCTATGTGATGTTGGATCATAATTTTTTCTTTGAATAGTTGGGAATGTAGTTAAACCAGTATTGACTGTTAATCCAGTCACACCTATCGAAATAGGATTACTTGATCGTACTCCATCGTATAATCTACCCCAACTTAATCGACCCAATGATGTAGATGTAGTAATTCCAGATGGATAGTGGAAACCTGTGGTTGCAATACCAACAATATTAGAACCGTTCTCAACATTACAAACGATTTCAGCATCTTCACCTCCACCACTTGAAATAGAAGCTACTTTATAAATGTTATCTAAGAATGTTGTGCCAATACTAACTATAGAAGAATTGTGTCCATCAACGGATGTAACTCCATGACCAACTGATGTATCTCTTATAAAGACTGGATATCCTACTTGAAGTCTAGGTTGAACAGTTTTTGTTGCTCTAAAGAAGAATTTAAGTGCTGCTTGTGTTCCACTATTAGTAGTTGTAGTTGTTATACCTGTTATAATTCCTGTAAAACCTTCTACCTGATCAAATGATGTAATTTTTTCAGTTTGGAATGGAGGTAACTCTATGATAACTTCTGGAGGATTTGAATGTGTATAACCAAGACCAACAGCAGTAAATGATGTATCAGTAACTGAACCATTTGTTACAGTGGTTGTTGCAAATGCTGTAGATCCAATACCAGTTGTAGTTCCAGAACCGATTGGTGGTCTAATTGTAATACTTGGTGCTGATAAGTATCCAGATCCTGCATTTGTAATATCAATTGAGATGGTTCCAGCAGCAGAAACAATAGCAGTTGCTGAAGCACCAACATTTATCTTTCCTGATGTTATTAGAGCATCAAATTCAAATGCTGATAAACCATAAACATCGTCTTCATAAATGAACGATTCAACTTCATCAACAAATATACTATTTGCACTATTTGTACCAGAAATTACTGAAAGATCTCCAATAATTTTTGCAGTAGGATAAACTTGTGGTTCAAGAGAAGGTCTTGATTTATCAATTACTTGTCCACCTACAACTAAATCTACTTTCTGTTTTGTCCATCTTACTGGTTTTTCATTAACTTCATCAACCCCTAATCCAGTGTAGATATTAGTTTCAACTAAATCTGCACCTAATATTTCTTTAACAACTCTTTCACCAGTTTGAGAAGTAGTTACCTCTATTGGACTCTTTGTAATCTTTAATTCATCACCAATCTTTATTGTCTCCTGAACATCAACTAAATCTACATCAACTCCATCTTGACCCTTGTAGAAGAATATATCAACTTTATCGTGATCATTTGCACCTGGTGATGTCTCTCCCGTAGGTGCTTCTTCAAATATAAATGTTGTACCACCTCGGAATGAATAAGATTCACCTGGTTTTTGAAGAACTCCATTGACAAATATTAATAATACTGCATCCAAATCAATTAATGCAGATTGTGAGTTTGTATTGTCTTTCTCAAAACTTAATAATTGTCCATTAAAGAATAATGGGAATCTAAGTCTTGAACCATCTTGTAAGTTTTTAATATTATCAATAAAATCAATTTCACCAAATTGCCAAGAAGAAAACTTATCATTAAATATTTGCAAAACTTCAAGTTCAAATTCGTTTATTGGTTGTGATAAATGTGCAGCAGTAATTAATCCAACAGGTTTGAATTTGTCACCAATTTTAAATGAATGACCAGGTCTTGCTATTTGGAACTTAGATATTTCAAATGTAGTTGAACCAATACCAACTGTTGTTCTCGATGCTCCTACTTCTACATCAATTAATAAGTTAGATCCAGTATCTGTAGTTGAACCAACTCCTAATCTTGAAACACCAACAACAGGTAAGTTATCGTAATTAGGTTCTGGAATGATAATTTCTGGATTTACATAACTTGTTCCTGCAGAAACAATATTAAATGATAAAGTTCCACCAACACCAACAGATGCAGTAACATTTGCACCAGTTCCACCACCACCACCTTGACCAACGAAGAATGTGATTGTATTAAGTGTAGTTGCTCCAATACCAGTTTGTATTCCAGCAAATGGATCTTTACCACCAACTCCATCAGATGCAGTTCCCTTAGTTTTTGATACCTCACGAGGATAAGGATGATCAGAGAAGAAATCATCTTTAGAACATTTAAATACTAGTCCACCAGTATCAATACCAACTGTATCACTAGTTGTAAAAGTATGATTTGGAATAGTAAGTATTAGATTTCCAGTATGAGAGATATAATCTGCGTTAGTAGCAGTAAATCCTTGACTTGATGATCCTGAGAATGCAGTTTTCTTAACTGAACCTATACCAGAACTCACAAATCTATGTACATATGCCTGATCAGTAACACCAATCGCAACTGAACCACCACGATATCCTGAACCAAATGTAAGATCTTCAAAGAACTCATATGCTTCACCACCACCTTGATAAGTATGATAGATTGTACTTGGTCCTGCTTGGACTTTAAATGTTCTATCAGAGACAATTCCAACTAAGAATAAAGGTCTATCATGATCTTGGAAAATAGTCGTTGTAACACCACTATAACCCACACAACTAAACTCTAAATTCTTTAATTTAACAGTGTTTGGTCTTTCAAGTCCAAATCCGTGAACAGTGTTAGTAGTTACTGTAATAATACCTGTGATATTATCGTATGCAGCAGTTTGAATACCAAGATTAAATCCTGATGATGTACCAATACCAACAATACTTGTTAATCCTCCAGCATTATTTTTAAATGCTTTTACTTTTGCACCTTGTAATGGAGCGTACCCAAGACCAGCAGTTGATCCTAGAGATATTATTATTCCACCTCTTGGAACTTGGTTTTGGTTAATATCAGATTCTGATACTATAAAATCACCATTTGTAGAAGTTATACCAGTAAATTCAACTGTTGAAATACCTGCAGTTGTATCTGCTATAAATTCATAATTATTACCTGTATTGTTTAAAGTTTTTGGTGTTTGAAATACACCATTTATGAATAAAACTCCATTACCAATACCTATACCTGAAGAAGTGTTTGCTCCACCAACTGTAAGACTATACGTTTTACCAATTCCTGTAAAGTCATCTGATATGTCATCAAATAACATATTAGTAGTATAGTTACTTCTGAGGAAAGTTCTACCACTAAAATCTGCTTTAACAAAAGGTAAATTTGTATCATCTTTTCTTGATCTAGTATTTCCTTTTGGAGGATCTGTAAAGTGTAAAGTACTATCAATAATATTGAATGATCCTCTATGAAGTCTTACTGTTGCTCCAGCAGTATGAGTAGTTGCTGAAATGCCTAATTGTCCTCTCCTTACTTTTACTGTAGGAAGTGTTGCAATACCTGCAGCAACATCTATTGCATCATTAATTGTTCCTGTTGGTGTACTTGAAAATCCAACTTCAGTAACAATCATAAATTCATCATTAATTTTTAAAATATCAGATGTTGTTATAGAACCTATACCGCTAAGAACTAATTGTGTAAGACCAATACCAACAGTGCTATTATGTGTAAATCCATCAAAAGTTCCTAAAGTATGAGAAATCTTAGTAAATGTAACTGGTTGTTGTACAACACCATCTAATCCAATAATTGATTTTGTCAATTGTTTTGTCATTGACAATTTGTGTACATTACCACCACCACTACCAGTAAATGTTACTGCAGCACCTGATGAAACATATTCAGGTCTTGTATACAGTTCAAATTTATTTTCATCAATAACTTTTGCAAATACGGTGCTAGGCAATATGGTTGTTACAACACCTGCAGTATTGGTAGTTTGACCAATAGAAACTGCAGTCGCTGCTATACCAGTAAATGTTGATCCAGGTGTATATGTTAATTGTTCATTTGTATTAAAGAAATGATTTGGAATGTTAAACAGACCTGTAGTCTTAACTAATCCTACACCATCTGCAACTGAGTTAATTCCAACTGGATTGAATGTTTTTATGTAAATTGGTGTTCCTTCATATTTTAAATCAAATGCAGTCTTGTTTGCTCTTAATCCACTTAAACCATCATAAGACGATAAGAATAATTTTTCTGTAACTCTTCCAAATGTTAGATCTTGGGGTACATTAGAAAAATCGTTAGCAGTATAGAAAATTTGACTAAATGATTGAACTTCAATTAATGAATTAAATTCAGAGTCTGGATAAAATCTCAAGTTAATATCATTTCCAGATATTTCACCACCAAAAGTACCAATACCAGTAGTTGAACCTGCAGATACAAATGGGTATTGAACTGTTAGAACATCATCAGTATCTCTCAATGAGATGATTTGATGTATTGCAGATGTTTCACCACAAGATACCCTTACAATCGATTTAACAGAACTATCAATAGTTTTGTTTATAGTTCCATAAGTTATCGTACTTGCAGTTCCAGTTACATAGTTTGACTCCAATCTTGCACTTCTTTCTGCACCAGTTGGTTGTCCTATTGTTAAAAATCTATAAGTACCTATTCCAGTTGTAGTGGTTCCTAATCCAACAACATTTGATCTAACTTCAAGTGGATTAATTCTATCATTTTCGCACTGTAGTTTTATTAAATTATTTTCAAATCTAGCAGTTATTACACCTACAGATGAATTGCTAAGACCTAAAGATGTATCAACGTATGTTTGAGATGTTGTGGTTCTTGTTCCATCAAAATCTACAATAACTTCATTATAATTAATTTCTTTAGTAATACTATCTTGAACAAAAATACTCGCATATAAACCGTTAAAATCAGTATTAGGGAATTGAGCAATTGTTGTTGTAGTTACTCCACTAGATGTACTATCTACTCCTACATTTGAACCAACTAGATCTACTTGTCCAACTGCTTGTGTTCCAATGCCAGTCAAATCTGAATTAAAATCTATTTTTAATATTTTAATATCATGATCTTTAGTAAATTTTTCTGTTGGAGTAAATATAAGATTTTTTTCTCCAGTTGAAGTTATTTCTGTTGAAAACTCTCCTAACTCTAAAGTTGTAAAATCTGTTGTTTTTTCAAGTAAGAATGCATTATCAGTTGTAGTTAATGTTATAACTTCTGTAAATTGTACATCAGATGTATCTGGATCAACAATTTGAATTAAATAATTTCCAAAATCCTCTGAAAGTTCTTCAATTATTGTATTATTTTCTTGGAAACCTGTACTTGAGAATTCTCCACTTATATCATCATGAACAAGAACTCTGTTTGTTTTACATCTTGTGAAATCTGTTAATACTCTATTTGATAATTCAATAAACTTTGAACTATTTGTTCTTGTATCATAATCTCTTACAAGATCAAAATTGTTTATAGCATCAACTCTTTGCTGTTCTTCTAAATCTAAAACATTTAAGACATCAAGAACAATCAAATCATTTGTCAAAGCAGTAGTTCCAATACCAACAGAAACTTGACTTTCAATTGAAGTATCTGCAAAATTCTTTAATCCAGCAGGATGAACAATACGATTTACAGGATTTACAAATTTATCCCATTCTATTGTACTCTTAACTGTGTATGATAAATTTTGATAGTAATCATTATCTGGAATTACTTGATAATCTTCATTTAACTTGCCAATATCATCAATCCATCCATATTCCTGTCTGTTTGAAAAATCAGTTTTGAATTTTGCTTTATTTTTAACTAAACTTGTTATTTCAGCAGAAACATTACTTGATCTTCCTAAAATTCTATCACCTTTTTTGAGATCAAATTTACCATCAATTTTTATATAATCATCTCTAATTTCAACGACTAATAAATCTGTTTTTATTGAATTAACAATTAATGTTTCATTTAACTCAAATTCACCCCTTGTTTGTATAGGTTCAATTACAGGATAATTTGATTTATTGATAATTGACGCATATCCTGATTGGAATGTTTTTGCAATACCTGGATTAGTTGTTAATCCTGCTAAATTAAATTTGAGTATTGCTTGTGCTCCTGCAATATAATCACTTATTGTAAAGAATTGATAGTTATAATTTTCAGAATTAAATCCATCTCCTTCGACTGTTGTATTTGTTGAAATACCCCCCTGAGTTGCACCGACACCAATTTCTCCAATTCTTTGCACTCCTTCAACAAAAATTTCATCGCCAATTGCAAATGGTTGTGGATCGACAAATCCATTCATAGGTGTTTCTAAGAAACAAGTGACTAATCCTGTTAAACTTGTTTGAACTGAATTAATACCAATTCCATTTGAATTATTGATAGCAATAATCTGATGATTTAATGAATCTAATCCAGTTACAGGTGCAATAACCTTTACTTCAGATATTGTTTGATTAGGTGCAATGGGTTGTAGTGAAGAACTATCAACTACTACATTTCTAACAGGGTTAAAGACAATTAAATTTGGAGCATTTATATAATTTGCACCACCACTTACAATATTAACACTCTCAATAATATCAAGATTATCAATATTTACAACAGGTGATATAAATGCCTCTGGACTTAATGTCTTATCAGAAGAATACTCATACCCGATATCTACAATTCTTACATCATTAATTCTTCCAATAGATGTTGATACTGCTACAATATTAGCATTCTTACCATTAGCACTAGTTATTGATTTAAACTTAGGAAGTTTTTTGTAATTAAAACCAGATGAAATAATTTTGAAATCTTTAATTGTACCTTGAACATTTGTAGATCTTGTAGTATATTCTAATTTTTCACAATCAGTGTCTAAGTATGTTGTAAATTCTGGAACTAACGGTGATATTTTAAATGTTTCATTTGTGACATCAAAAACTTTATATTCACCATTATAAGTACTATCAACAAATCTTATTTCTGAATAATCTTTAACTTCAGTATCAGATGTACTGATATATCCACCTTTTGATAAACCATAGTATAATCTATCAGGAGTATTTTCTGAATATTGAACTGTAAGTTCAGCACCTAGAGGTCTATCTGGTGATGTTCCAATGCCTATTGTTCCAACTCCAACTACGTTAAAAATAGTAGAATCTTGAGAACTTAGAAACTCATTTGTTAACTCTCTATCATAAAATACCTTAAAATCAAAATTAGATAAAGTTGTACTTGATAAACCAAAAGTTAACTTAGAATTTTTTACAACATCAATTCTAGGATTAATTAAAGAAATAGATTGATTTGCACCACCAGTATTAGCTGTGATTGAAACTATTTTAACTGGAGTTACATTTAAATCTGGTAAGGTTTCGGCTAGTTGGAAATATCTATCACTTACTTTATTAACAAAATAATCACCAGTTGATAATCCAGTTGCTCCTCCACTGTAGAATATCTTATCACCAGTTTTTAAACCATGATCACTTATGTCTATTCTATTTGCTTCAACATCTGATGCTGCAAAGGTTAAAGGATTGATTAATAATTTCTCATATTCAGAATTATAATTGACTGATATTGATGCTGTTGTCCCTATACCAACCGATAAATTAGGAACCACATTCATTTTAACAACATCACCTTCTTGGAGGTTATGTGTAGTTGTATCTGCAGCAGATACGTTAGTTGTAACAAGTGTTGTTACTTTCTCAAGATCACCAGTTACTTGTTCATGATTGGATGAGAAATAATATAAACCAGATGAAATTCCAGATGTTGATCCTTTTGAATAGAAGTATAAACCTTCACTTGTACTTCCAATACCAACTTTAGTGGTCAAAATACCTATATTATCTGGTCCTTTATTAATAACATATACATCAAGGGTATTTTTGCCAACATGAGGTAGTTTAAATTCTGTAACATTAGGTGTTCTACCAACATCAAATCTATTAGCACCATTATTTTTAACTAAAGTAACTTTTTGTCCAGTTTTAAATGGATGATGTGGTACATGTATTGTTCTAGTAGGTATTGATAAATCTTTTACTACATCTCCAACAAAGTATTTTACACTGGTCGCACCACCACTTGTGGTGCCAACTCCTACTGATTGAGGTCCATTAAAGTATACTAAATCATTTGTTTTAGACTCAAATTTCTTAGTTTTTACTGGAATATTGATTTGACTATTCAATACATCAATTTTTGATCCAGAAGTATGAGCAATACCAATGCTACCTCCCTCATTTCTTTGTACTTTTATTACCTTTTGTATATGATAAAGATTTAATACTCTTAATATTTCAGATCCAACTCTTAATGATCCACCAATTGATACTGTATTTGGAATATCCGATACGTAGATATCTTGAATTACACCATTAGCATTACCAACTGCCATTTGTTTTGTTAGATCAATAGTATCTGTAGAAATTCCTATTTTAAATGATCCTGTAAGATTAAGTATGCTTGTACTCAATCCAGAGATTGATATTGAAGTTTGATCATTTAATTCTATGAAAGGTAAAGTTGTTACTCCTACATTATCATTATCTTTCCAAGTAAATACTACATTTTCAAATTTCTGTAAAGTTGTATCAATTCTTGAAACACCAATACCTACAATTTCATCAACTTTAGCACTAAAACCAGATCCATTCGTATCTGTATTATCAAAGACAGTTAAATCACCAACTTTATATCCTTCTCCACCATCTAAAACAGTTAAATCATTTATATTTCCCTTTGTTACAGATTCAATTTTTGTTATTTGTCTAATTGTTTCATTTGATTCAATAATAAAATCATTATCACCAAACTCCTCATCAACAAGATAAGGTAATGTATTTCTTAGTAAATTTGAATTATTAAAATCAAAATCATGATCTAAAATTAAATTATCATTTATTAAAGGAGACCTGTAAGTTTTTCCTATAAAGTATGGATATTTTCCTTCTAATTTACCTGTATTTGATGAAATTCCAACAGAAGCAAAATAAGCATAAATTCCATTTGGAAATTCTGGAGTTTTACAAAATCTACCATTATGTGCATCTAAGTCTCCTAGTCCATCATAAACATAATCGTCTACAAAAAATCCTTCTTTCAATCCAGTAGGTCTATTAGTAACTTTTGATACATCAAGTTTATATGAAGGAGATAATATTTTTAAATCAGAATTTATATTATCAGGATCAGAATATCCAAATGGACCGTAGATTGGATTACCGTCATATGCCCATCCAATTATGGGTGAATGTGTAGTTATCTGATCAAAATCACCATTTGTTTTAATTGAAAAACTATCTTCTAAAGTACTAATAATATCTTGAGAATACCCAAGAACACCAAATCCAAAAGAATTTTTTCGAGATGTTAAATTAAAATTACCAAATCTTTCTGCTCTATTTAATTTTAAACTTCTAACTCTGGCACCTAAAGATCCGTTAGATCCTTTTGGTACAACATCAATATTTGTAGTAAGACTACTGTACCCTATACCAGTGTTTATAACGATTGCATTGATAATCTGACCATTCTGTATTACAGGTCTTACAATCGCTCCTGACCCTGTTCCAGCGTCTGTTATCTCTAAGTCTGGTGTGGAAAAATATCCATCCCCTTTGTTAACAACCGATACACTATCAATTCTTCCATTTACAACTATTGGTTTAAGTTCACCGTTCTTACCTGTTAAAATTTCTACATCAGGTTTTATTTGGTGATTTAAAATTGTTGAACCATAATTTGATCCTTCTTCATATACATATGCATCTGTGATCTGTCCTGTAACAACAGGTGTTAAATTAAATGTTCCTGTAACTGTTGATCCATAAGAAACTTCAATATTTACTTTAATTTCTGGATAGAAAAATTCTTGTAAACCAACTCCTGAAGATGTTAAATTAGCATATGCCTTTCTTTCTAAATTTACTGAATCTGTTGCCAATTTAAATGAATTTTCATCAATCTTTGCAACATGATACTGGTTAGATGTGCTTAAACCAGATATTATTGAACCACCTGATTGAAAATTATATTCAATTATATCCGAAGTTTCAAAACCATGATTTTTAAAGTTAATTACATCATAAGCAGTGGATATACCTGAAGGATTTACTTTTAATTTACGATTTGTATATCCTGAACCTGACTCTAATACTTTAACAGATATAAGAGTAGTTCTATTTTCTGTTCTAAAACGATGAATTCCACTAGCTCCAGTATCTGTTGATAATCCAACAGTATTAATACCTGCTATACCCGCAAGAGCATCTTGTTTTGTATTAAATATTCTAACTGTTGTTGGGTTAACAATCCTAACAAAATATGGATCACCATCAGATAAAGTTCCAGTAATAATATTATTACTATCATATGCAGCACCGATACCAATTGGAGAATTGTTGTTAGCACTGTAATAAACTAATTGTCCATTTTCTAAGTTATGTTCTGTCTTAAAAGTTATAGTTTCATCATCTTTATCAATACCACCATTAAAGAATATATCTCTACTATCAAAATTAACAAATCTATTCCTTATACCCACAACAGGTTGAAGAACACATCCTGATCCATTACCACCTGTTACTGAAATACTTTTTACAGACTCAATATCAAAATTTTGAGGATCAACTAAAACTTTATTAACAATTCCAGTAATAACAGGTTGAACAAGTGCAGTTGTTCCTGAAGTAGATTCAACACTAATTGAGGGTGGATTGATAACATCATAACCTTTACCGCCATTTAAGACTTCAACAGATTCTAAATTTCCATAATATATGATATCATCAGATATTGGAGATCTAATTTGTACACCATCTCTTAGTATTCCAATATCATTAATTGGAGTTTCATGTTTTGACGATACGGATAAATTTTGTGATAATGGAATTCTTCTTAAAATTTTATCTGATTGTAGTTTTCTATCTGCGTGTGATTGTAAAATGAAAGTATGATCTTCTACCGAAGTTGTCCCAATACCTATCTGAACGGTGCTTGCAGTGCCTATTTGACTGCGAGATTGGTATAATGCTATTTTTGATATGTTTGCTCCTGCAGGAGGAGTTACAGGATCAACATAGTAAGTTCTTCCAGATTCCAAACCAGATAAAACTTCAGTTTGAGGACTATAAACAATTGCATCACCTTGAATTAACTTTATATTTTCATTAGATGGTGGTGAGAATTGTATAAAACTGTATTCATTAGTTAAAGGATTCTTTCCATCGAGACTCAATCCACTAGTCGTTTCTTTAATTGTATCAACTGTAATATTATAATTTGGAAGTGAGTTAGAAGCAACATATCCATCAGTTTCACCATCACTATACACATTTAACACATCTGTTATTAAAACATCATTCCCTTGTTCTATTTCAACTCCAGTACTTGTTGCAGTTTCAAGTATTCTTCTAATATCATACAATTGATTAGATATTGTAGTAAAACCAACAACATTATCAACTGTAATTTGGTTTAGATTTGTGTCTATACTACTTACAGTTCCAGTACCTTCAATAACCTGTTGATTTCTTCTTAAGATATTGAATGTATCTCCTACTTTTAAATTAGATTTATCTATAGGTGCTCTAAAAGTATATGTTGTTCCAAATATATCAATTTGAAATCTTGATGATGTATTATATTTCCAAGAATTAGCAAATATTTCTTTGTAAGATGAATTGTCATTTTTAATTTTTTCACCAATATTTTTAACAAATATATTTTCTCCCTCATTCACAAGACTAATATCTGATATAGGAACTAGTTCAGATAGAACTCCTGTAATTCTAAGATCCACTCTTTTTGATAAATCCCCATTTTCGTATCCAAAAATAGTCTCATTTGATCTTATATCATCAGCAGTATTAATTTTAACACCCACACCTGTGCAACCAAAGAATTGATTAATTGTTTTAGATGTATAATCAATATTATTTTGTCCACTTACAATAGTTCCTGTTGCTCCAAAACCAACTGTTGAGTCAACTGATATAACATTACCATTAATCGCTACATCAGATAGAGATTTTGTTTTACCTGGAACTGTAAAAACACCTTCTATTAAATCACGATCACTAAATCCAACAAATAATGAAATTTTATAGTATGTTTTTTGATCTCTTTTTAATATTTCAACTTCAGATACAGATGCATTTGTTGATGTATCTGTTGATTTAAATATAGTTTGTCCAACTAAATTTTGTGGGTCTGCTGTAGAAGTAATTAAATCTGCAATAATCACTTCTCTACGAATAAATTCTGCACCTGATGGTTTTATCAAATTACCTTCAAGATCCAGTATTGTTGATTCAACACCATACAATACCTTAAATAATATTCTTACAGATTCTTGAATTCCTTTTGACTGATAAAAACTTCTAGCAAACTTAAAGAAGTTGCCTACATCAAGATCTGTATCAAAATCATTACCCTCTAAACCAGGTAAAAATGTTTTTTTAAGTTTTTTATAAAATTCCTGTAAAAATAGTACTGATAAATTAGTGATTGTACTACCAGAACTATGAGATGATGCAGTTGTGTCTTCAAAAACTAAATTTTCTCGATTTATTTCAAGAAGTGATGATGATATACCAACGTTATATCCACTAATACCACTAAATCCACGAATACATCCTGTAAAAGATGTAGATGTTATGCCAGTATAAGATATAATTTCATCATCTATCTTTAGTAATCCATATTCTGAGGGAAAACCTTTTGTACTTGCAACTGTAATAGTAGTATCTGTTGCTGTAATTTCAGAAGAAATACTTGATACTCCAACAACTACTTCAGGAACAAGATTATCAGATCTTAAATATTGGTCAAAGTTAGTAATTAAATCACTAGGACCACCTTGAAATTCTTGTGAAATATAATATTGTTTAAAAAACTCAGTAGCATTTGGAAAATCATTCACCAAAAACTCTGGCAATTGATTCTCAATAATCGTATTGACTTTTATTCTTTTGTCAATTTGTGACATAAATTATTTCCTCTCTAAATCTCCATTAGAGTAACTAGAAGTATAATAATCTCTAGTGAATACAACACCCGAAACATCTTCACCCGAAGCGATTACATCCTTAAACATATTTATCGTGCTTTTAGAAACGTCAAAACTGAGGTATAAATCTTTAAGACCAACAACATCATTTGATTCGGGAAATGCTTGAATTTCAATTATATTATTTTGAGTGATTGTTGATGTTATGTTGATAGTATTTAAAATAACTTCACCTTTTTTATAATCAACTATACCAGCCTCTTTTATCAAAACTTTCTGTTCATTCTTTTCATTTTTATAAACAACACTTAAAGTTCCTTTCATACTAGTATCAAGATTTCCACCAGCATCTTTATTTGGAACATCAGTAAGATATGCAGTTTCAGTTGAACCTAAAACTGTGAATCCAGTGCTCTTTATATTGAAACCAGCAGGATTTATATTGAAGCGATTTCCAAAACATAATTCATATTGAGCAAATTGATTCAGAAGTGCTTTCATGTCTCTTCTGATAATTATTTTCGTAATATTAGACGTAATACCATTATCAATTCGGTCAATTAAAGTATTCAATTTACTATATTTAAATCTTCCTCCAAATTTGTTAATTTCAACATTGCTTGCATATTGATTGAGTCCTGATATAATAGAAGTTCTTAAATTTGCTGCTGAAGGAATCTGTGCAGGATTATAATAGATGGTGGAATTTAATTCCACATATAGTATCTTTAAATCAACTATTTGAGAATTTATACCAGCAATAGAGTAATTCTTTAATTTATTTTTAATCTGTAATTTATCAAAATCTGATACATAAGTTCCATTTTTTGGTTTAATACTTATTTGAACTTGACCAAATTTAGGAGGGTCTAATTCTTCACCACCAACAACAGCAACCGATTCAGTTTGTGGGAAAATGTTTTGAATTATTGCTTCATAATCTCTAGGTGTAACTGCTCTATATTGTGCTGAGTAGAGTCTTGGAGCAAAATACTTAATAGACGACACATCTTCAACTTCAGAACCATTAGAAGCGTTTGTAACGGTAGTTACTGTAATATTATCAGTTGGTGTAAAGAGAATTCCATCACTCTTTGTAAATGAACCTTGAAAACTAAAATTAGAAGGACCATTTCCAGATTTTCCTTCAGTTACAATATATTTTGCAGTAATAACTGAAGCATTTTCTAACTTTTTACCAAATAAATCATCACCAAATAGTATTTCATATTTTTCATCTTGAACTTCTTGTGCAAGATAGATTTCAGAGGTTTTAGTTATGTTTAATATATTATCAACCATTGAATATTTTCTTCCAAGACCTACATCATTAGTTCCTTTTACAAATACTCTTAAGGTTGAACTATCAATATTAGGACTATCAATTATAAATCGTTGATCTGTAGATGCATCAACTCTATAAACTCTTTGAAGTAAAGTTCCTTCATAAACACTAATTGGATCGTCAAATTGAGCAAATGATGTGCCACCTATGTCAACTACTCGTGAAGATGTGATTTCATCAGGTATTGAAAAACGATATGTTGTATTTTCTGAATTACCTACACAAACCAGACCTGAACGTAGAGTTAAGAACCTTGGAGTGTTGTCATTCGTTGTTCCTACGTTTATATCACTAATGTTAATTGTAGCGATTGCAGCGGTTTTTGAGCGTGGTACATAACCAATGTTACGTGCAAGTGAAACTACATTTTCTCTTATGGTTGCAGAGTCTAAAAATGATTCGTTTGCAACTAAGTTTGCATTAAATGCATTAATATAGGTATTATATGCTAAAGTATCAATTAAAACCGAAAAATTAGATCCTTCAAAATCAAAATCAGTAAAATTTGAGTTTGAACGAAGAAAATCTTTTATTTGTACCTTGATTTGATCAAAATCTAAAGTTGTAAACTGTGTAAAGGGCATATTATCTTGTCGGTTCTAGAATAAAAGTAAACGATTGAGTTGGAACATCTAATCCGTTGATATCAAAAAGCACTTTTACCTCAAGACTATTCAAATCAGGTATTGCGTCAACCTCGACACCAATTTGTCCTACTCTTGGTTCAAAATTTCTTATGGTATTACGTATTTGGTCTTCAATCACCATAACAGTTGAACGTTCAAAGTTTGAGAAAAGAGAATCTCTAATACTTGTACCCAAAGTTGAGTTAAAAAACCTCTCTGAGGGTATTGTTTCAACTAAATTCCTTACTGACCTTACAATCGCTCGCTCATTCGAGAGCACAGGAAGGTCTTTTGTCACTGGATGTGGTGAAAAAGACAAACTTATATCCTTAAATGCTCTTGATTTGCGTTGAATCGCCATTATTAATACTTTTAGTTTTATTTATACCCCATCAAGGAGTATATTCATACCCATACTTCTGTAGATATTCCTCAAATTCATCATCAGGGACTAATCCGTCCCAATATTCCTTTTCAGTATATACTTT